ACCTATCTAAAAGAATCAACCCCGGAGGTCCTTCAGAATTAAAATCTAAAAAAGTATACACTGAATAATGCCACACGGACTATTAAAAGACTTTAAAAGTAAACTACCTGAAGTTGTAGCAATCGCTATTGGTATGTTAAAAGCTATGGTATATGCATACTTAGAACAAGAAGTATATAAATTAATCGAAAGATTAAAAAGAGAGTGTCCACCACCGGCAGTTTTAATAGCCCTAACAAAGAAAGTAGATACTTTAAATACCTTAATATCTAAGACAGAAAAAAAAATAGACCAATACGGCAAATTCCCTAAAATGCTAGTACCTGCAATTATAGCAGGAAAAGTAATAGTAGAGATCTTATCGCATATGGCTATACCGTCTACAATTGGAACACCACCCGGTCCTCAAGGAGGGGTTATTGTATCCGTACCAACAGGTAAAATACAATCAGCATCTAATAAACTAGTATGGGTACGTAAGATGGTTGAGACATTAGAAGATGATGTAATAGCTATTAACAGTATGGTTCAAGATGCTAAAGGAGTATTCAATCCCCTTAAGGTTCTACTAGGTAGAATAGATGGACTTTTAGCTCGATGTGCAGAAAATCCAAATATGACAGCAGAAGAGCGTAATGCCTTAGTTGATGGAATTCAAGGAGGAAATAACAGTACTAACGCTACAGGTAAGGGTAACAGGACAGACTTTAATAAAGACGGAGGAGTGCCCTACACATCTAAAGGAGGGTATGCATACACTCTTTCAGTAATACAAGAAACAAACACACAAACAATAATACCGAGAAGACGCGCTATAGCTAAAGATTTCAGAGGGGTAACCGTTTTACAAGGGCCATTATCCTTTGCAAGTTCAGAAGAAGTACTGATGGACGAAATAAAATTTAGAATAGACAATCAACTTCCATAACTTAACTATTTATATATATGAAACTAGATCAACTAAGAAAGGTAATACGAGAAGAAGTACGTTCTGCTATTAAAGAGGAACTTCAAGAAGTATTGACAGAAGCTGTGAAAGTAGCAAGTACCCCAACTAAACAGACTCTTAACCAGTACACTAAAGCACCAACACCCATTAAAGAGGTTCCAAGAACAGGTAAGAGACAAGGTACATTAGAGGAAATGCTAAACCAGACTAGAGCGGAAATGACTAATGAAGACTATAAGACTGTAATTAGCGGCACCTCTGATATGGTAACTAAACCAAACTTTGCTTCTTCTATGGCCAGCCAGATGGGAATGAGTGGTCCACAACCAGGACTAGATTTAAGCTCTTTAGACTTTATAAAAAAAGCTAAACAGATATTTGATAAAGCAGAAAGTAAAGGTAAAACTAAATTATAATGGCATACAACGTAGAACAAATAGAACCGATAGATTTCTTACCAGACGTAGCCGTAGGTGTTAACCTACCCTTCACAGGAGAAGCTGTTTTTAACTCTACGTTTTTAACCAAGGATGCTATTAAAGCAAATCTAATAAACTACTTTTTAACTAATAAAGGAGAAAGGTATATGAACCCACAGTTTGGGTCTAATATTAGAAAGTTATTGTTCGATAATATAGACCAAGAAAAGTTAGAAGAAATTAAATCAATAGTAAAGCGAGATATACGTAAGTTCTTTCCAAGAGTTAACCCTCTTCTAACACAGGTTACATCTGATCCCGATAACCATATAGTTAGTCTACTAGTTAGGTATTCAATTGTTGATACTAATATAGAAGACGAACTTTTAATAAATATTGAAATATAATGGCAGAAGATAGAGATTTAAAATATACTAACAAATCCTTTTCAGACTTTAGGAGCCAACTAGTAGAGTACACGAAAAATTACTTTCCAGATACCTACAATGACTTTTCACCAGCATCCCCCGGTATGATGTTTATAGAGATGGCATCCTATGTAGGAGATGTTCTGTCATACTACCAAGATAACCAATTACAAGAAACATATTTAACTTACGCTAAAGATCCAAAAAACCTTTACTCCCTCGCTTATATGATGGGGTATAAACCAAAGACAACAGGAGCATCTGAAGCTACTGTTCAAATAAGTCAAGTCATAGATGCTGGAGCTAATTACCAACCAAACTGGGATCAAGCCGCTATCTTACCAGCAAATACTACATTTAACGCTAGCACAAACAGCGGTACAGACTTTATGGTCGATAGGAAAGTAGACCTATCTTTTTCTAGCTCATACGACCCTACAGAGGTAATAGTATATAACCTAGCAGGAGGAAATCCAAGTGAGTACTTGATTAGAAAAGATGTTAAAGTAATATCTGCCACCACAGAAACTATCACCCATACTGTTACTACAGCAGAAAAATTTAAAACAATAACAATACAGGATTCGAACATTATAGGAATACAGAGTATTGTAGATACCACTAACAATAAGACATGGTATGAAGTACCTTTTTTAGGTCAAGACACTATGTTTGTAGATGAATCAAACAGTGGAAACGACCTAACTACCTCTCCATACCTATTGAAACTTAAAAAAGTACCTAGGAGATTTGTAACTAGATTCTTATCATCTGGATTTTTACAAGTACAATTCGGTGCAGGAACTAACAGTAGTGATGACTCAGAAATACTTCCAGACCCCTCTAATGTAGGAGCAGGGTTAAATGAAGGAATAGAAAGAAGAGACTATGCTTATGATCCTTCGAACTTTACATACAGTAAATCCTACGGTATAGCCCCAAGTAACGCTACTCTTGAAATCACCTACCTTAAAGGAGGTGGAATTAAATCTAACGTTGCTGCAAACACTATTAACGCAGTAGATGGAGGTACTACGATAACATCAGTTGGAGGATCAGACACTTCTAAATTAGGGTCTTCATTTTTAACTTTTACTAACCCTAAACCTGCAACAGGAGGTAGGGGAGCAGACACAGTAGATATGTTAAGAGAGAATTCATTGAGAGCGTTTAATGAACAATCAAGAACAGTTACACTACAAGATTACACTGTACGAGCCCTATCTCTACCCTCTAAGTACGGAAGCGTAGGTAAAGTTTATGTAACTCAAGATATATTAACTAACTCCAATAGAGCAGTAGAAGTACTGACCGACAATAATCCTCTTGCTTTAGCAATGTACGTTTTATCTTACGATGGACAAGGAAAACTAACTACAGCATCCCCTTCCATAAAACAAAACCTTAAAACATACTTAAGCCAGTTTATGATTATTACAGATGCATTAGACATTAAAGATGCATTTGTAGTTAATATAGGGGTTAATTTTGATATTATAGTTAGACCTAATTACTCTAGCAGAGACGTATTACTAAAGTGCTCTAATAAACTTAAAGAACTTTTTGATATAAAAAAATGGAGTATAAACCAACCTATCAACCTTTCTAAAATATCAAGTGCTTTAGATAGAGTTAAAGGAGTAGAAACAGTACAGAAACTTGAAGTAGTAAATAAAGCCGGAGGGGTGTATGCTCAATATGCATACGACGTCAAAGGAGCAACAAAAAATAACATAGTCTTCCCATCTTATGATCCTAGTATATTCGAAGTGAAATACCCAGATCTTGATATTAAAGGAAGAGTAACAGTAATGTAATATGGCAATATATAAACTATTCCCGGAAAGCGATACATTTCTTTTTACAGAAGATGTATTAGGAAACGCAGGGCTTGATGAAATTATAGAAATAGGAGGCTACCCAATTCAACAACTTGGAATGACCTCTAGAGCTATGGTTAAATTTAACACTTCTGAAATCCAATCAGTCATAGACAATAAAGTTGGAGCATTTCCTTTTACAGCAAGCATTAATATGTATTTAGCATCTGCTTATGAACTTCCTACATCCTATAGTATAGAAGCTTACCCGGTATATGAGTCATATATTAATGGGACAGGTAAGTACGGAGACCTACCAGTAGATACTTCAGGTACAAGCTGGGCGTATAAAGATGGGTATACAGTAAATACCTTTTGGAAGACACCAAATAATGTAGTAAATCTACCAGCAGGAGTTACAAGTTCCTACGCACCAGGTTACATTGGAGGTGGAAATTGGCTAACAGGTTCAAATGGAATAGATTTAAAAGCAACTC